GCATGATATTGATGATATTGAGCACATTAACGGGCCTTTTGCTGATAATGAATATGATGTTTTTGAAGTAGATTCTCAAGATGAGGAGATCGCTGAGTTGGGTAGGTTTAGTTACAACGGGTTGTATGCTCGTGAGGCATATCTGTATGATATCAGTGCTCATGCTGCACGCCCAGAAGGTGCACCTGCTCCACCAACACCAGATCTGCAACCGGTGCTGGCATTCTTTAGCGAGGAGAAAGGTGGATTCGGTGAACTTTATATCGACACCGAAGGTGACTTTGATCCTGCTAAGTTGTGTATCGGTACTGTCGAAACGGATCTGGCGGAGATCATTGATGAGTACTACTATGATGGTAAACAGGTAGAACCTGACCTAGATTTTTGTGATACTGTGGGTAAAGGTTACTATGCCAAAGTCGGTGCTATGAATATGAAATGGCATGATAGTCGAAATGACTATGGCCCCGACAGTGAGTTCGTTAAAGAAGCTTTGGAATACTATGAAGAATAAATTTATTGTTGCGTATATGAAAGTTGCAAAAACTTTCGCTGAGATGAGCTACGCCAAGAGAGCTAAAGTTGGTGCTATCATTGTTAAGGATGATAGGATTATCAGCATTGGGTACAATGGTATGCCTTCCGGTTGGGATAATGAATGTGAGTTACAAATTCTCCCTAGTTGGGCAGGTAGCATAAATGACATTCCCGAAGAGGATCATGGCACTTATGTGACATATGTTTCCAAACCAGAAGTGCTTCACGCAGAGGCTAATGCTATTGCTAAAGTTGCGCAGAGTTCTGAGTCGTGCAAAGGTGCTATATTATTCACGACTCATATGCCCTGCATCGAATGTGCCAAGTTGATCCATCAGAGTGGAATTCGAAAAGTATATTATGCCGAAGAGTATGACGCAAATAAAGGTTCTGGTAAACATTTCTTAAATAAATGTGAGACAGATCTGGAACAAGTTTTATGAAATATTTTTACGAAAAGAACACCCGTTTAATTGATCATAAAGCCAACAAAACTTTTGACGAAGTTCTGTTGATGTCCGATCAAGAATTCCGCGATTGGTTTATTGATCTGCGAAAAGCCGTTGCTCAAATCTGGGATGACTATGGCAATCCTCCTAGAGTTGGTAAAGATGAGGATGATATTAAGAAGCAGTTTAAGAAAATGGCTGGATATCCTGTACACGAGTTCGAGACTATTGACGAACTTACTGGTGAGTCTGATATCATTAGAAATCATTCTGGGTTAGGTAATGCCGTGAACCAATGGTTTCCTACCATGATGAAGACGCGAATAAACTATAGTGAAAAAGATGTGGGGTTATCAATCTACGATCACTTTGTCAAGGATGAGTTGTTAGAAAAAACAATAAAGTATGCGCGCCGACATTTCAAGCGAGATTCGTTCTATCAGCATTCTCGTACTATGATGGTTGGTGAGGAAATCGTGGTGGGTAGTGTGAGGCACACACTAACCGATGTCAAGAGTTTTGTTGAATGGTTTGAGAGTAAAGCCCGACAGTACGGCACACACGATTACTGGATCGAACACAAGAAAGGTATTGACTACTCTGGGTATAACGAAAAGATTAATAAAGTTGAGTTTTTACTATTGACAAAGGAGCAACTTTTAGAGTATAATATACCCGAGTCGTGCAAAACCAATATTGATTATGAAGACAAAGAAGGATTCATATATACGATACGATTTTATGAGAAGGGGCAGAAACTTTTCCCTGCCGGATACCGAGCGTTCCGAGTTTCTTGGTGTCAGTATGCGGTTAACTTTCCGCCTATGACGGCAAAGTTTTTGTATGAAAAGTATACCAAGCACATTGAAAATCAGGATACAATTAAGATCTATGACCCTTCTGCTGGTTGGGGTGGAAGGCTGTTAGGTGCAATGGCTGTGCGATCTCCAAACAAGATACACTATATTGGAACTGATCCAAATAAAGATCATACGATTACTTTACCTGACGGAAGTTTAAGTACTAAATACCATGACGTTGCAAGATTTTATAATGATGTTAAGAATGATGCCGTATTGTTTAAGAAGTATCACTCGTATGAAATCTACCAGTTGGGTTCGGAAGTTATCGGTGAAGATCCAGATTTCCAGAAGCATAAGGGTGAGTTGGATATAGTTTTTACTTCGCCACCTTACTTTTCGAAGGAAGCGTATTCTGAAGACGATGAGCAGTCCTACAAGAAGTTTGATACATATGAAGTATGGCGCGATGGTTTTTTAAAGCAAACACTAAAAACTGCGGTTGAGTATTTGCGTAACGATAGGTATCTGCTGTGGAATATTGCGGATATAAAACTAGGAAAAAATCTGCTACCGTTGGAAGACGATAGCAAAGAAATTCTGGAGAGTTTGGGAATGACCTATAAAGGTGTTCTTAAAATGGCTCTTGCTAGAATGCCAGGCGCGAATCGAATAGATTCTGAAACTGGCGAAGCAACTATGAAAAACAGTTGCAAGATAAACGGGAGTATTACTAAATATGAACCCGTTTTTGTTTATTATAAACCTTAAGGAGTTAGTATGATTACTATTGATGACAAAGAGTATACTGAAGAGGATCTCACCGATGCTCAGAAGTACCTTGTAGCACAGGTTCAGGATATCGATTCTAAAATCCGCAACCTTCAATTCCAACTTGACCAATTGAGTGTCGCTAAAGACGCTTTCTCTAACCAAGTTGTCCTATCTGTTCGTGAATCTGTAGATTCAGAAGAACCCGCAACAGATGCTACAGCCGAGCCTACTGCAACAGCAGAACCGGTAACGGCTGCACAATAAGAATGGGGGGGGCATTTTTGTTCCCCCTTTTTCTTGACTTTATGATTGTTTTGCTATATAATGAGGTTAAATTATGTCAGAGGTTAATATGAAACTTAGTGAAAACACTTTAAATGTTCTTAGGAATTTTTCTATTATCAATCCCAGCATCGTGTTTAAGCAGGGTAATGTGATTAGAACAATTTCCAAACAAGAAAATATATTGGCGAAAGCCACTGTAGACAATTCTTTTGATGACAACTTTACCATTTATGACCTGAATAGATTTCTGTCTGTTCTATCCTCTATGGATAATCCCGACATTGATGTTGATAACGGAAACTCTTTAATGATCTCAGACGGAAAATCGAAAGTTCGGTATGGTTTGTCTGACGAAGTTTTGGTGGTATCTCCCCCAGAAGATGACATCGAGTTGCCAAACGCACCAATTTCTTTCAGACTTAATTCTGATAATTTTTCGCAAATTCTCAAGATGGCTGGTGTGATGGGATTGCCCAATATCGTTGTCTCGGGTAATCGAGATAGAATCTCAATTTCTGCTGTTGATATTAGGAACAATGATTCTGATAGGTTTTCTATCGATGTTGGCGAAACATCTTCTGAGTTTGAAACAATCTTTAACTGTGAAAGTTTAAAAATTGTTGGTGCTGATTATGATGTAGCAATATCTACGGATGGCATCTCACATTTCTCTAGGGTGTCTGGTAATCTAGATTATTGGATTGCGACCGAAGCTGGTTCTTCATATACCGAATGAGCGAACGATTGAAAATTTTCCTGAGTGTGATGGCAATTTTATATGTCATTGCGCATTTGGTTAAATATTATAATATGATTTTAGGGTGAAATATGTTAGAGAATGTGCTGTGGGTAGAGAAGTATCGACCAAAGAGTATTGAAGATGCTATACTACCCGAGGGGTTGAAATCAACCTTCCGTGAATTTGTTGCAAATAAAGTTATTCCTAATATGATTCTGGCTGGTCGTGCTGGTGTGGGTAAGACTACAGTGGCTAAGGCTATGCTCGAAGAACTTGGGTGTTCGTACATGGTAATCAATGGGTCAATGGATCGGAACATTGACACACTCCGTAATGAGATTCATAACTTTGCTTCTACCGTTTCTATGAAGGGTGGTCGCAAGTATGTCATCTTAGATGAGGCAGATTACTTAAATCCACAATCCACGCAACCAGCCCTCCGAAACTTTATCGAAGAGTTTTCTGCTAACTGCGGTTTTATTTTAACTTGCAACTTCCCAAATAGAATCATTGAACCTTTACATAGTAGATGTTCTGTGGTAAACTTTAATATTGGCAATGAAGAGAAATCTAAATTGATGCCATTGTTCTTTCAACGAACTTGTAAGATTCTTGATGGCGAGGGTGTTGAGTATGATAAAGCGGTTATCGCAAAACTTGTCAAGAAGTTCTCGCCAGATTGGAGACGGATTCTAAATGAACTCCAGAGATATTCGGCTACCGGAACTATCGACACAGGAATTCTTTCTGCTGCGGTAAATAATGACATTGAAGATTTGGTTGGTTTTTTAAAAGAAAAGAACTTTACTTCTATGCGCAAATGGGTTGCAGAAAACTTGGATGGTGATCCCACAACATTCTTTCGAAAACTCTTCGATGAAATGGATAAGATCGTAGAACCAGCATCTATCCCACAGTTGGTAATTCATCTGGCGCGGTATCAATATCAGATGGCATTTGTTGCGGATCAAGAAATCAATGTCGTATCCTTTCTAACAGAGGTTATGGCTGATTGTCAGTTCACGTAGGAATTTATTATGAACGAATATGTATATACTGGTATCACTTTATCATGTATGCTCGCAACTTTTGCTTGGGGTAGGTTCCAAGGATTTGAACGCGGAACTTATGTTATGAAACATATCTTTGCGGCTGCGATGAATATAAAACAAATCAAATGGGATGAGGAGACTGGGCAACTTACCTTCATAGATAAATATGGTGCAAAGAAAGACCCATCTAAGGCTTGGAACAATGATCAAAACTAACACATTTAAAATTGTTGAGATTTTAATTATATGCATTTTGATAGTTGCAACGATTACTTTTGCGGGGAGATTTGTCGATGAAGAACCGACGATTCAAATTAAAACTGAAGAGATACTACCAACAAAAGAACAGCCCCCCAAAGAAGTTGTTTCTGCGGAACCTCAACCCGAGAAGCCGGTTTTCGGGGATGATGAGTTGGGTTGCCTCTCACTCAATATATATCATGAGTCTCGTTCTGATTCTTTTGCTGGACGTATTGCTGTGGCGGATGTTGTCTTAAATCGTGTTGACAGTAACTTGTTTCCAGACACTATATGTGATGTGGTCAATCAGTCCGTAATGCGTACTAACTGGAAAGGTAACACTGTACCCGTTCGTGGTATGTGTCACTTCTCTTGGTATTGCGACGGTATGTCTGACGAGCCTATGGAAGAGGGTGCTTGGGAAGAATCGCAAATCGTTGCGGAGATGACTCTAAATAATGGGTTCCGAGGTATTACTGAGGGTGCCACACATTATCACGCAACATATGTAACACCAAATTGGATTAACGACAGAGGTATGGTTCCGGTGGGTCGAATCGGAGAACATAAATTTTATAGATGGCATTGACAAGGTGGTTATATTATGATAAACTATAAGTTCAAGGAAGAAGAATTAATTAAAGAGTTACAAAAGTATGTGGATACAACATATGATCAGCACTACGCAACGGACAAGTATCAAGCGACGGATATTATTATTGACAGTGGGCATGGTACTGGTTTTTGCTTGGGCAATGTAATGAAGTATGCGAAGCGGTATGGCAATAAAGGTACACCCGAAGATCACAGAAAAGATATAATGAAAATCTTGCATTACGCATTGATTCAGTTGTATATACATGATGTCGAGTCAACAGGAGAATCTGATTTTGATAATCCCCGAGCCGAACCATCATTCTTGACAGAAGGAGAGTATCCAGAGTATGACTCAAAATTGGCGCCAGGGCATCATCTCAGGTTGAATGATGTGTCACCCGAAGAATGGGATAGAATGGCAGGATACGCAAACAGAATTAAGGGTGTTTCCCTTAGCGGATAATAAGGATATATTATGTACGAATACAGAACAAAATTAGTAAGAGTAATTGACGGTGATACTGTTGATGTGGATATCGATTTGGGTTTTGGTGTCTGGTTAAAGAAAGAGCGAGTCCGTATTATGGGTATTGATACTCCAGAATCACGCACCCGAGACAAAGTTGAGAAGGTGTTTGGTAAAGCAGCAAGCAAACGACTAAAAGAGTTGCTTGGTAAGAACCCAATTCTCAGAACTCAGATTGCTCGTGACGGCGAAGACATGAAGGGTAAGTTTGGTCGAATCCTTGGTGACTTTGATGTATATGATGTTGAAACAGATTCGTGGCGCCCTGCTACTGGTGTGATGGCAGAAGAAGGGCATTGTGTTCCTTACTATGGTGGGTCAAAAGAAGATACACGAGCCTCGCACATGTATAACCGACGCAAGTTGATTGAAAATGGTACAGTTAATATGACACTGGAACAGGCAGGGTTGTCACCATCACTCGGAGATTAGATTGAAACCTTTTGATTACTTGAATGCGATAAACACTTCAAAGAAGAACTTGATGGAGGACTCGGCTAACGATCAATTGGCCGAGAAGTCCTATGAACCATACCTAACTAATCGTGGGTTATCCTACTTTCCTGACACAATTTTTTATGCTAATGAGATGAATCAATATCATACCTTAGATAAGAAACCACAATTCCTTTTTTTACTAAATAGTATTAGAATGAGAAAGCGCTTTAGTAAGTGGTTTAAACCTTCAGAGCAAGAAGATGTTTTGTTTATATCTGAAATTTTTGACTACAACAAATCTAAATCTAGAGAGGCTTACAAAATACTGACTAAAAATCAAATAAATGATTTGCGGGTAAAGACAGAGAAAGGCGGATGACCGTCGTGAGGAGTTATTACTATAATGGAAGTGAACGTAGACACATTACTGGAGGTCCGTCTAAAAACTGGTGACGATTTTCTTAAGATTAGGGAAACACTAACCCGAATTGGCGTAGCATCAAGAAAAGAAAAGAAATTATACCAATCGTGTCATATTCTCCACAAGCGCGGGAGGTATTACATAGTACACTTTAAGGAGTTGTTTGCTCTGGATGGTAAGCCGTCAAACTTTGACGAATCGGATACTGGGAGAAGAAACACCATAGCAAGATTGCTTTCTGATTGGGGGCTCTTGGAACTCATTACTCACATGAGCGAAGACGATCCAGTTTGCCCACTATCACAAATTAAAATTCTGTCTTACAGTGACAGAAATGAATGGGAACTTGTCACAAAGTATAGCATAGGTTCTAAGAAAAAAATCTCATAACTGGGAATTATATTATGTTTGGCTATATCAAAATGTTTTTATTATTCGGCGCCATTGGTGCCATCGGTGGTGGTTACTCCTACCATCAAGTTACTGTCTCTAAGTTTGAAGCAGGTATTGCCCAACTAGAAGCAAACAATCGCACTCTCAAAGAGAATCAGGTGCAGTTGGATATTGCCATCAACACGGCTGAAGCATCACTCAAAGCATCAGAAGAGAATCAAAAGAAATCTGAAGCAGCAATGAGTGCCCTCACCTCTCGCAACAACGAGTTGAATAGAGAGAAACAAACCTACTTGAAGATCTTCAAGGACCACAACCTTACCCGTCTTGCTCGCGCCAGACCTGGCATGATTGAGAAACGAATAAATAATGGAACACAAAAAGTGTTTGAGGCATTAGAAAATGATACGAAAGAACTTATGGATATTGATGATACCAATGCTGGCGAGTTGCCAGATGCTCCCAAGACTGGAGTGGGGTCCAAAACCGATAGTGGTTCAACCGGAACCACAGATAGTAACGGTAACTGAGAAGGTTCCTTTACGGATCTATCAACCACCTCTTCCCCAAGAGATTGATTTACTCAATGTAAACTTCTTTGTCATCACCGAAGAAAACCTCGAAGAGAAAGTTAAAGAGATCGAGAAGATGCTCGATGGGCAGTTCGTCGTGTTCGCACTCACACCTGATGGATACGAGAAGATGGCAGAGAACTTTCAAGAGGTTCGACGGTATGTGCGACAACAGAAAGAGTTGATCATTTACTACCG